AGAAGGGAACTCTTTATCTCTTCGCCAATGGACTGACACACTCGTATAAAGATGTTCTAAACAAAGAGCAATCTAAGACTGTTGTCCATGGTTTCTATGCTATGATGCCTATGGAGGGAACCACTGGTCACATGGCACAAGAGATGTCACAACAGTCCCTAAATATCGTCAAGTAGGCTTGACAACCTTTCATTCCTCTGGTATGATAAAGTCGTCTTCATCCAACACTATCCAATCATCCAATGTCATTTGCTAATCTAAAGAAACAATCCAAACTCGGCTCTCTGACCTCTAAACTGGTCAACCAAGTCGAGAAGATGAACAAGTCTGCTGGTTCTAGCGACGAACGCTTGTGGAAACCTGAAGTAGACAAAGCAGGTAATGGTTATGCCGTTATCCGCTTCCTTCCTCCCCCTGATGGTGAGGACATGCCTTTCGCCAAGGTATACTCTCATGCTTTTACCGGCCCTGGTGGTCAGTGGTATATTGAAAACTCCTTGACTACTCTCGGTAAGGATGATCCTGTTTCGGAGTTCAACTCGCAACTCTGGAATAACGGTACTGACGCTGGTAAAGAACAGGCACGCAAGCAAAAGCGTAAACTGTCTTACATTAGCAACATCTATGTTGTCAAAGACCCCGCTAATCCTCAGAATGAGGGTAAGGTCTTCCTGTACAAGTACGGTAAGAAGATCTTTGACAAGATCATGGCTGCAATGCAACCTGAATTTGAAGACGAAACTCCCATCAACCCCTTTGATTTCTGGCAAGGTGCTAACTTCAAACTGAAGATCAAGCGCGTTGCTGGTTATTGGAATTATGACTCCAGTGAATTCGCTATTCAGGGTCCTCTTCTTGACGAAGATGAGGAGATGGAAGCAATCTGGAACAAAGAATACTCTCTCCAAGAGTTCCTTGCACCAGATCAATTCAAGTCTTATGATGAACTGAAGGCTCGCCTTGAACTAGTTCTTGGTAAGACGAATCCTCCTCGTCCCGCTCGTGTGGAAGAGGATCTGGAAGATGAAAGTGAAGGTCGTGGCAAAGTCGCTGAACTAGATGACGATCTCCGTTCCGAACTTGCTAACCTCTCTTCCTCTGCAACTGAGGAAGAAGACGAGACTCTCTCTTACTTCCAGAAGTTGGCAGAATAGACCGCCTAGTGGTAAAAAAATGGGGTGATAGTCTTACTACCACCCCATCTGTAACTAGGAAAATTATAACTTAATCCCACTTACTATTCCAAATCGAGGTTTTCTTGAGATGTCCTAAGGCAGTCTCAAGAGCCTCGATTCTTTGTAAGAGATCAGCACTATCGCCACCACTGTGACTATGTTGTGCTCCTTCTAATGCTTTTAATCGTGCCTCTACTTCCACATCATACCTGGACATAGCTGCACCACTTGCAGACTTCGCTGCTGATCCTTTGGCGGCCATAATTTTAACTAAGAATGTACCCAGTTATTTAGATTAGGGTGACTTTGTTCTGATGTTATCGCCTCTCTTGAGATCACTTGTAACATACTGACTAGATCTTCTATAGAACATCTCAGTCTTAGTGTCCTCCAAGAACTGTGATAGATACTCTCTTCTCAGAATAAAGATGCCTCTCTTCTCATCATTCTTTCTAGTTTCATAATCAATATTTGTAACACCTGCAACTGGATTTAGAGTTGCTGTCTTATCATCTGGATCAGGAATAGTAAAGTTAGCATCAACGATACTTCCAGCGCCGAGAATAAGACGATTATTAGAATCTTTGACCTGAGTTGTTTCATAATAACGTATATCGGTAATCTTTGAACCATACTTCTGAGAGCAGAAAGTTCTTAGATCTCTATCAGATAGAGGCCATTCATTTCTAACATTGATGATATTGTTGGTAATGAGAACAACCCAGTCGAGTTCTGCATTGTCATAGACTTTTTGTGCTACGACATCAGGTCTATCATTGCCTTCAATCTGATACTCATTATAGAGTTCTACAACACCCTTGATGTCATCTCTGAGTTTAACTCTACGAAAGAGATTCTTCGCTTTTATAAAGTCCTGGGAACCATTCCTGTCCTCTAATGGAGAGATATAATCTAGGTCAGGGACTTCTCTAAAATAACCCATTAGTATCCTACTCCTTCTAATCCTGTACCATCATCATAATCTTCAGCGTAGATGGGATTGAGTTCTTTGAATGCCAACTGCATTTGCATATGAACAGGAGTTCCGTTATCATATGTTGCATACTGACCAGATGCAGTATAGTTGACTGCCATATTCTCCAGAGCCATGACCTTAAACTTATTCAAGAATGGATGATCTCTGTTTCCTGTTTTGTAAGACAGTCGAAATACATTTGGTGATTTGATCATAAGATTAGTGATGCCAGATGTTTTCCTGGCAGACATTGCCTTTTTGAAAACGCGAATGATCTCTTTTACTTTTTCACCTTCAGCTTCAGATCTAGGTACAAAGTTAAAGTCAAATGTGAATGATCTTAGAGCAACACCAGTGAACAAAAGTTCTAAGTTGGGATTGAGGATTTGACCAGTCGATCTAGAAAGTATATTTTCAAAGGATGTATTGGCACCAAAGACATTTGCTGCCATTGAACCAAAGAATAAAGAACTAGCGTCACCTGCTCCTGCACTTCCACCAATTTCTCCAACTGTGGACATGGTTTTTTTGAAGATGTCGGTGATTCCACTTATTAAATTGTCACTTCTTACGCCATCTGCAACTGCTGAAACAGCGGCAGCTGCTAAAGAGTTAAGATTATCCTCACCATATGTTACTGCTTGTGAGTCTGAGATATTACCTGGAATTGGTAGAATAACGCTATTTTTGGACTTGGAATTTGCATACACACTATTGGCAGTTCTCAATGCCAGGCCACTTCTAGCAGTATCAATTAGAGTGCCTGAGTTGGATTCCTCGCTGCCACCAAAAACTTGTTTATAATCCAACTCTTCAAATAGCATGAAGTCTGTGCGTTGATCGATGATCCCGAGCGGGTATCTTAGTGGTGCATTTGCCATCGAGACCTAGAAGTTGTCTATTTAAGTATTTAGACGGAATTTTTGATATGGAATAGTTCTTAACTGTTCTTTCTCTTCTTGAGTACATTGATAGAGGTTTCCCTGCACCTCCTCCCATGTATATCGCCGTGGCATTTCCCAGTGAAAACTTATTGCATCAAATCCCCATTCGTAAGTAGTAGTGCAAGCTACGAGTGGGTGTTCGTCATATTGAATGTTTGGTGTCTTTGGTAGATAGATGAAGGTATAAAAATTACCAGGTATTGCAACTTGATCGACAGTGCCGGAAAGTGCATCCATGATGTCAATCATTAGATCATCAGCATCTTCCGTGCCGATCAAATTGTCTAGTATGGGTTGTATTCTACTCATTAGTCGGTGTAACCATCGTCATCGTTGAGTTCTTCATAACTAAGTCCACGGGTGTTATCTTGTTCGTCGAGACCAAATTCAACTCTTAATTGTTCTGCTTTTAGTTTTCCTAGAAGGACTTCTAAATCTTGGATTATTTCTTGAGTGTGACTTGTTTTCATTACTTTATCCCCAATTCTTTTTCAGTAAAGATCTTGAACTCCCATCTTCTATCATCACAAAACTCTTTCGCAGCTCGCCATTTTGCTTGGTTTTTAGCATACTCAGCGACCTCATAAATGTAACCTTTTGTTTTCTTCTCCAAGATGGGTGGTTGTTGTGTTTGTCTGAAAGGTTTTACTTCGATAAGTGATCTTTTAATTTTACCGTTTGCGTCTTTGTATTTGATATAAAAGTCTGGAAAGTATCTGTGTATTCTATTGTCTAGTGGTGATCTATATGGGATGGCGATCTCCTCACTACCCCACTCTATGATGTTTTCATTCTTGTCACAATAGACCATGAACTTTCTTTCCCACAAACTGCGATAAATAATGTTTGTAGGGTTCCCTCTATACTTTTTTGTATTACTGGGTCTATATTTGCCTTGATATGACATAGAGTGATCACTGTATTAGAGATATTTAGATGTCAATCGCAAAAAAGATTACAGAAGTAGCACCACTTCTGACTAGACTTGCACAAAGTTCGCATTACGAACTGCGCATGACTGGGTTACCTGGTGATGTTATGACCTTCTTAAATGCAAGAGGTGTATCCACTGCATTTATCAACGGTGACGCAGGTTTACTTTGCTATGAGGCTGTTCTTCCTGGATCTGCTCTTGCAACTGCTGACATCTACGGTGACTTCATGGGAGTCACACAAAGATATGCTCACAGCAGAATGTATGATCAACTGACACTTGGTTTTTATGTTGATCTTGACTACAGTGTATTGAAGTTATTTGAGCACTGGATTGAATATATTGCATCAGGTTCCAACGAGAGCAAGTCTCAGGCAGGATACTATGTTAGAATGAGATATCCAGATTCTTATAAGTGTGCAACTGGATTCTCTATCACGAAGTTTGAGAGAGATGATGTAATTCCACCTCTAGAATATAACTTCTTCAATATCTTCCCAACATCCTTGAGTTCTACTCCTGTCTCTTATGATGGATCTCAAGTCCTGCGTGTCAATGTAACTCTTTCTTATGACACATATCAATGTGGCAAGTCATCTAGTGCTGCTAGAGCAAGGAATACTGATGAAAATAAAAGTGGTGGAAACACCTGATATATACTATATGACATGAATCGGTTATTATGCCTTTACCAGTAATTGCAACACCAACGTACGAACTTACTATTCCATCAACTGGCAAGAAGATCGAGTACAGACCTTTTCTTGTGAAAGAAGAGAAGATTCTTCTGCTGGCAATGGAGTCAGAAGATAATAAACAAATCACCAAAGCCGTAAGACAGGTTCTATCAAACTGTGTCGTCACTAAAGGTGTCGATGTAAATGATCTAGCGACGTTTGATATTGAACTGTTGTTCCTAAACATTCGCGGCAAGTCTGTTGGTGAAAAGATTCCCATTATTGTCACATGTGAAGACGACGGTAAAACCGAAGTCGAGGTTGAAGTTGATGTTGATGACATCAAAGTAACATTCGACAAATCACATAAAGACACAGTTGATATTGGTAATGGTTACTTCGTCAAGATGAAGTATCCCAAGTTTGAAGAATTTGTTGAGAATAACTTTGTTGGTGGTAGTGATCAATCATTCAAATTGATTGCTAAGTGCGTCGATACCATCTACAACGATGAGGAATCATGGGATTCGGCTGACTTTACTGAGAAGGAAATGATCGAGTTTCTCGAACAGTTCCCAACTTCACAGTTTAAGAGTATCGAGGCATTCTTCGAGACAATGCCTAAACTAGAGCACTTAATTACTGTAACAAATCCGAAGACTAAGAAGAAGAACAAGGTTCTTCTGGAGGGACTGGCATCTTTTTTCAGCTAGCACTCTCACATGAAAATGTAGAGAGTTACTACAAGACAAATTTTGCCTTGATCCAGCACCATAAATATAGCTTGACAGAGTTGGAAAACATGATCCCTTGGGAGCGTGAAATTTATGTTAGTCTGCTGTCTCAGTATCTTGAAGATGAAAGATTAAAGGATCAGCAGGCGAATGGCATCAGGTAAAACTGACAACTTATTAAAAGCGATTCTGGCCGAGGGTAAAGATCCCGAGACTGGTGAATACTTATCGCCTGCAGAACGCAAGGCGATGTTCAAAAAGGTCAAAATCTCTGGTTCCAAAGTATTTGGCAGAGGTGGTGGCGGAGGAAACGTAAGAGGCGGAAGTCGAGGGTCGCTCCCTGGTGCTGGTGGAGGAGCGCTTGCTCTTAGGAATCCACAAGCCGATGCAATGGATGACATTGCAAGTAAACTAGATAATATTCTTGTACTGATCAAACGAGATGCAGATCAGGAAAGAAAGCAGAGAGCAGTACAACAAGAATCTCAGAGAAAAGCAAGAGAAAAACTTCTTAGAGGTTCTGCAGAGACACAACTAGAGAGTGTCAATAAAGAGAAAGAGAAGAAGACAGATGATGCCAAGAAAGGCATCAAGATGCAAATTCCATTCCTGGAGAAACTTGCTAAGTTCTTGATGATCTATGTCGCTGGATGGGCCAGTGATAAGTTCATCAAGATGTATCAGGCAGCTCTTGAGGGAAATACTGCAGAGTTGCTGAAGTATAGAGATATACTAATCAATCAACTTGGTAAGTTGTTTGCACCTGTTGCAAATATCGCAGGTGGATTCGCAGCATGGATTGCCAGAACAGTTGGTAGAATTACAGAATTTGCAGGAAAGATTGGTAAGAAAGTATTTACCAAGTTCTTTAGAGTAATTAGAAGACTTGCTGTGGGAATGCTCAATCGACTGAAGAGCATTGTCTCAAAACCGATAGAAAGCATTGTCAAACAGGGAAGCAGGATAGCGCAAAATCTTGTAAAAAAATTACCACAGGCTGGACAAAATCTTCTGTCTAAAGGTGGAGATGTTTTAAAATTTATAGGTAAGGGAGCACTGAGTAAGTTTAATCAAGCTAAAGGTTTGGTTTCAAAACTTCCTCTCCCAGATATCTCCAAAAAATTTACTAAGATGTTGAGTGGTTCTAAGCAACTGCTTGGTTCTGGTATGAAGAAGTTGATGACGAAAGGTATTGGACCATTACTTACAAGTTTTCTTAGTGTTAGAGAACGATTAGGTGATGCTAACCAAACACCAACACAGGCAATCTTAGGTGGTATTTTACAAGGTTTGGCTGAGGGTGTTGTCGCTGGTGCTGTAACCAGTGCCTTGACCGCTGCAATTCCTGTTGCTGGATTCCCTCTTGGTTTGATGGCTGGTGGAGTTCTTGGTGGTCTGGCAAGTAAAGTCATTGTCGGACCACTTGATGATTGGTTTGCCAAGAATTACACTCCAACCGAATTTGATAAAACTGGATTTGATGAATGGGCTTCTGGTCAGAACGATACTGTTAGATCGTTTTTGGGACTGGACAGAAGATCCACAAATCTTTCTGGTAGTAA